GCATATGCGTATCCTCTTTTAATTTCAACACCATCTATTGTTCTTCTTACTCTACTAGTATAATCAATTTCAACATATGGTCTTTTTAAAGTTAAATCTCTAGTGTTAGCAGTAAATGGATCCCTATAATCATCTCCGTTATCAATTTCTCCTTCTGTATGAGCATTAGGTCTTAAACTTGTTCCATCATCAACCGTTCCTAATCTTCTACCAAAAACGGTAGAAAATAATATATCTAATACTTGGAATAATGGAGTATCTAAAGCACCTGATACAATACCAGCAACAGGAGTTTTAATTCTCATATTAATCGTATTAAGTAAATCAACTTGTCCTGTAAAATAAAAACCTGCTGTGTGCATAGTCTTTTTAAATGCGTCCCGCCAATCATTAATAGATTGACCTACTTTTAATACATAAGAAAAGTCCTGATAGTATTTACTATCTTGTACTTTCATTGTCATTTCAGATACATAACCATCTTCATTTAAAAACTTACCATCTGTATCTGCAATTGGAACTACATCAATTGTAGCAACAGCAACATCTAGTCTTGCTATGGTTGCTAATCCACCACTTGTTGATGTTATTTTTTCGCCTAAATCAAAATTTTGTGTTTGATCTTTTACTTTTAATATTTGTCTATCTGCATCCCAATCAGCAAGTGTACCAGTTGCACCTGATAAAGAACCTATAATTGTATCGTTATCATTAAAGTTACCTGTTATGGTTTTTAATACCATACAATTTCTAAATTTAATTGTAGGTGATGGAGAGTTTTGATAACCTTCTCCTAATTCATTTGTTTTTAATCCTATTACTCTTCCAATTTCAGTACCATATGCTAAAACATTTCCGTTTGTACCACCACTTGATGTTATAGATACACTTGGTAAAGATACATAACCATTTCCTTTATTGATTAAAAATATATCTGTTATATCATTTAAGTTTACATTTGAGTCAGGTTCTAATACAATTTTATTTCCAGGGTAAATATCTCCTCTTTCTGTTTCATCTTCCATTATAATATGATCTGCGTTTGTTCCTTCTTCACCAGAAATAGCACCATTAACAACAGAAACAAATCCTTCTGCACCAGAACCATAAGTACCTGTGTTATCAAAAACTAATTTATCGCCTACTGAATAACCTGTTCCTGGATTGTCAACAATAATTTCTGATAAACTTCCTGATCCTATATCATCAATAGAAATAGTAGCACCTTGTCCACCACCTATTACTGATAAGAAATCACTAACAGCATATAAACTACCATCATTAGTAATATTTTTTCTACCAGGTATACCTGTGATTTCTGCTTTTATAAAAAAGTCATCTGTATCACTAGCAGTTCCTGAAATTTCTTCACCAATTATAAATGTGCCTGATATTGATTCTTCGTTAAGAATAAACTCGGTAACTTCTTTATTAACAATAACAAATTTCTTAACTGATTCTATAATAGCAGTTGCACCTGAAGTAGCACCTTGAATTTGTCTACCAATTAAATCAGTTGTATCGCCTGTTAAATTTATACCTTGAATAGACCTTAAAACTTTTTGTGTGTCCCATTGTCCATCTGATACACGCAACATTTGTGTTCTAGGATAAAATGTTTCTGATTGTTCTCCAAATAATATTCTAAAAAATAATTCGTGTCCTGCTTGTGTACCTTTTAGTCGGTACATTGATTTAATATTTTTAATTAGATTTCTTTTGTCTAATCCTATTGCTAAATTTTCTGGTATTGTTTTTAAAAACTCATCTCTAAATTTTGTTAAGAAGTTTGATATTACTCTATCTGGATCTCTAAAATTTGTAAGTTGTTGAATGTTTGCTACAGGATTAGGACGATAGTTATTAATTATTGCCTCAGCACCAGAATCATTACCTGTTATAATTTCATCTTTATGAAATTTATCTTGTGATGTTATGAATATTCTATTTTTAGAAATATCTTCAGCAAGAACTTTAGCAGTTGCCTTTGATGTATAACCTGTTATTGTTTCACCAACGGTAAACTTACCGTAAGATGTATCTTCATAAATTATTTTATCACCTTGATCTAGTTGTGTTCTTTCTGAACTAATCTTTGATCCATCTAATAATAAATTAGAAGATGTACCTGTTTCGTTTTCTAAAGTAATACCGTCTGTTGATTGTATGGATGTAATCTGCAACTCGGCAGATTCCATAAATTGAAAATAAGTTTTTAGAAATTGGACAAATTGTGGATGCTCATCAACTACAAAATCTGGTAATTGACTATTAATGAGCGTTGAAATTTTATCATTAAACTTTGCCATTGCATTAGTAACTTGATGTTGTTGTGTATCCTACTCCTGCCTCGGATGATCCTCCAACAAAAGTATCTTCAGAAACATTTATGATTGAATTTGCTATATCTATTTCTAAAATTTGATCTCTTACAGGAACTATATCATTTGAACTAGGTGTTGCTGTTATCTCAACAACTTTAGAAGTTGCACCTCTAATATCAGAAATAGAAGCAATACTTAAAGAGTTTATTATTATCTCTCCTGTTGAATAATCAATTGTTCCTTGGGTAGCATTGTGTACGGTTTTAATACCACTTACAAGATAATAAACTCTAACATTTCCCATACCATCATCATCTAAAAACATTTCGTTATCATTACCTGATACTTTAAATCCAGTAGATGATAATACTGATTCGTGTCCTGAATGTGGATTGTAAATTGCGTTTCTAAAATAAATGTTATATTTTGTTGAAGACGCAATAGTTGGTGTAAAACTTTTTCTCATTTTAACGGTTGTAATATTTGATAAGATTGAACTATCAACATCATCAACTAAACCTGTTAGTTTAGAATATCTAAACACACCATCAAACGCCGTTAAAGTATTTGAATTGTAATCTGTAATTGCACTTTCAATTTCTGATCTTAAAGTATCTGCTGTTTTAACGGTAGATTTTTTATCAAACTTAGCATTAACAACTAATAAAACCGAAGTTGTTATAGGGTCAACTATTTCTGGTCTTACTGAAGCAACATTATAAGGTTTTAATTTATTTACTATATCTAATTTTGTTGTATTTGTTAATGATGATCCACCAGGTGCCTTAACAGCAATTTTTACAACTCCGTAAATTGGAGTTTCATCATCTTCTCCACCCCAAGCACTAATTGATTGTGCATTAGGATAAATTGATTTTACTAAAGTTTCATAATCAGTTGTTGTAACTGCTCTGTTTTGTGCTGTGTATTGTAATGGTGCATTAAATCTAATTGACTCTTTTGATTCTGCTTCAGCGCCGCTTTCTGCGTTTGATTTAGTTACTATTGTTATATCTGTAAATCCACCAATTGAACTTCCAGTTTTAAATACTGAAGCGCCGTTTGCCTCTTCTTTATTTGTAATAATATATTCTAGTATTACAATATTACCATCTGCTAATTTATTTCCTATAATACCATCGCCAAAGTAAACTTCAAATTTACCTGTTTCTGTTTCTTTTAAGAAATATGCTTTTGATGTATCATTTAATCCTTTTAGTCCAGACGCCAAAGAATAAGTTTGTAGTGTTGTATCATTTGCTGAAGTTTGAACACTAACTTTTAAAGTTGTTGTATCAGCATTAACATTTGGTATAATATATCTTTGGTCAACATCATTACTATCAACCGTGTATCTAAAAGATACTAAAGTACCTTCATATAAAGGAACATTTGAAAATTTATAAACACCATTGATTGGTGTCATTGTTATATCTTCGTTAGTTATAAATTGGTAAGTTACATTATCTATTACCGAAGTAAAAGTTGTTCCTTTGTCCATTGTAACAGCAGAACCTGTACCATCATTTAAAGTTATGTCAACACTTGCCCTAGGTGCTTTAGGTGATGATGGAGTGTATCCTAACATCTTTGCTAATGAAACAATATTTTTTCTAATATCAGCAGAGTCTAGGTACATTTCATTAGTCAACATATTAGCATTGAATCCTAAATAATGTGTGTTGTATGCTAATGTATCTAATAGAACAGAAAAACCTGATCCCTCAAAATTATAATCTGAAAATTGTGTTTGATCTTGTAAGAATGCTTTTAAATTTGATTTTATTGCGTCAAAATCTAAATCAGCGACTATGAATTTATTACTTGCCATTTTATCTTAATCTTTCTAACATTGTTTCTACGGTTACATCTCCTGCTACACCTACAACATAAAACATAATTCTTAAATGATAACTATTTCTATCCAAATCAGGTGTTGCTAAAACTTGTTGTAAATTAATTCTTGGTTCAAAATTATTTAAAACTTCAGCAACCTTTCTTTGTAAATTTAGAGCAGTTAACGGTGTCATTGGTTCAAATAACATTGCTCTAACATCACTTCCTATTTCAGGATGAAAAGGTCTCTCATAATGATTAGTGTTAATTAAATTTCTAACACTTCTTTTGACTGCCTCTACATCTGATAGTTTATTAATATCATTAGTAACCGTATTACGACCAAAGTCCAAATCTATATCTTTATAGATTCTTGTTGCTCGTTTTGACTTGTTATTTGTGCTAGCGTCATAGTTTGGCATATCATCTATATTTATACGATTTTACCTAACCTCCTGCAAAGACATTTTCAGAACCTTGAGTCATTTGTCCTGCGTCTGTACTATCTCCAACTCTAGCAATGTTTAAACCACATACAAATACCGTTGCTGAACCAACATTAACAAATTTCACGTGATCTGGACAAGGTGGTATAGGAGGTGCTGGGTGTGGTACCGTAGGATCAGTAATTCTTGCAATTAATATACTATTTGCAAAAACCGTAGATTGTTGAGGTGTATCTAAAGTAGTTGTACTGGCACAAAGATGTCCTGTGCTTAATTGATCGCCTTTTCTACTAACTGCTGGCATTATTTTTATCTTCCTTGACCTGCGTAAGGTTTAAATGTTCTTTTTCGGGATTTATTCATTGAACTTCTTTTTACGCCTTTTCTATTTCCTTGTGATGTTCGTTTTGGTATACTTTCGTGTTTTGAAAAGTTTTTATATAAGTTTGCCATTATCTATCTATTTTCTTACTTCTGCCTAAAGGTAATAATTGCCATTTTGTCATTTCCTGACCTTTTTTACTTACCCATTCAACATATACCATTTTTTGTTTTACTTGATTTTGAAAAGACTTAACTGCCTTCTTAAATGAACTTGATTCTATTGTTTGTACTTCATTATCGTCTTTTGTAAACTTAAAGTTTCTCATTTTTGCCATTATTATGCTCCATTAAAAGATTCAATGTCTAAAGGTTGGAATTTTTCATCTTTTTCGCAACGGCAATGTGTACAACATACGGTTTTTTCAGATTCTCCGTAATCTTGTAAACAATTTTCGCCACAATGAGATTCGTGTCCACAATTTAGACAATATTCTATATTATTATTCATAAAAACTATTTATCCTTAAAATTTACAACGAATATGGGCATAAATTTCCTTTCCAGACAGATTTTTTGCATAATTTTTTATTGATTCGTTGTCCAACTCAAAAAATACGCATTTTTCAATATTTTTTGAGCAGGAAACGAGAACAAAAAGAGAACAAAGTAAAAAAAGTGTGATTTTCTTCATATTTTCGGGATTTTTTAGTTGACAAATGGGAGTTTTTCCTATACTATGGTATGTATATGATGAAAAAAACACAAAAAACAAACGAATCATTTTTAGGTGATTTATATATGCCTAAATTTGCTGTAAATAACAATATTCCAATAATTAGAAATATTGTTTATAAAAGAATCAATGATATTTTGAAAGATATTAAAGAACAGACACCAGAAATGTCTGATTTTTTCAAAGATAAAATTGATATTAATATGAAAAACACAATCAATAAAATCTTAAACGATTATAAAACACAATAAAGGACTAAAACACTATGATAAAAGTATCACAAAAATGTAAAACACTTGAAGAAGGCATTAAGTTTATGATGGTTGGTGCAAAAGCCGACTATGTAAGAATGTCAACTAATAACGGTTTGAAGGAATTAACTGGTTATAGTTTAGAACAAACTAGTAATTGGGATAAAATGATTAAAATTACTAATGGAAAAAAGTATATTAAAGTTGTTAGAGAAAACGGCGTATTTG